GTTGTCATGTTCCAAAGCTATTTTTAATAAGTTTTTGCGCAGATTCAGTTTTAATTCTTCTTGCCCTGATTCAAATTCCGCTTTAAAACGTCTGCGGATTGTGCTTTCTCCGCATTGGTAGTATTTGCCTATGTCTAGGTAGGTGCAGCCAAAGCTTGCAAGGATACGAACCTTTTCGCCATCGATTTCGATTTTCTTTCTAGCCATCACTATTAATATCATTAGTTGACATAAACGCCTTATTGCATTTGGCCAAGCAGCGCCGCCAATAGGTCTTAGCACTGGATACGCTGATGTCCAGATTTTCTGCTATGGCTGGGAATGTGTGTTGAAGTGTTCGCATTTTAAATACTGATTTCTCTCTTTCGCTTAGATTGTCATAAATATCATGTGCATTGAGCTGTAACCAGCGGTCTTCTGGCGGGATAAGGCCACTGCGAAAAATTGCAAGTTTGGCGGCGAATTCTTCGCTTTGTACTATAGCATCTTCTAGTATATTGGCATCCGCATCGGATAAGTTGTGCCATTCTTTATACATACAAGCTACAGAAGATACACACTGCAAGTGTTGACAAAAAAGGGGAAAAAAATTTAGAGACACACTAGCACGACAGGGTAATGTTTTGCCTTGGTGTCTCGATATGTTACTGTAACATTTTAGGACGGTGGATAGTTTATCCAAGGGTCGCCAGTCGTGAAATTTTAAAGCTGTTGCAAACTGTTGCAAATGCTGCGATAAATGGTGCATGATCCGCCGTAATTCTTTTGGACTCACTCACTGCCAAAAATATTATTAAATGGCTGTTGACACGGCGTAAACAATAAGCTACATTAAAACGACACTCATATATATATGAGAATTAAAACAAGCTAAATAAAAAAGGATAGACATATGAATAAAACATACTACGTATTAGCGATTGATTACGGCCATGGTTACGGCGTGGAGTTCGGCGCGTATTCAATTAATGAAATATTGGATTTTAAATATGATGTATTGAATAACTGCGAATTGCCGCTTCCAATTACAAAAACTATTAAAACAATTGACGACCAGCGCGCAATAGATGCAGCTATTAACAAACTAAATAAAAAAGGATAGACAATATGAAAACTATATTAATGGACGCGCCGCAATGGCGCACAGTTCTAAAATGGATGGCCGCCGTAATTGACACGCACGCAAAAGTTAGCTTTAACCGTAAAAACGAAAACGGCGTTCTACCGTCTAAAGGCGTTTATAGCGTACTGGAAGACATGGCAAAAGCTGCGGACGCTGCGAAGGAATTAGAAGAAGAAAACCAGCGTTTAAAAAACCAATTAAATAAAAAAGGCTAGACATGAAAACACGGAAGACAACAAACCACACAATGAACCGCGCATTTATGACCGCGCAACTAACAACCATAGCACGCGACAATTTCAAACCGGCGGCGCTATTGCAACCGCTATTAAACATTTTAGCGCGTGCCGTAATGCTTAAAAAAAGCGCGTGGCAATCATACGCGGAAAAAATGATAAAATGGATTAACGCACCAATAAAAGACGCAATTAAAACGCCTATAAAAATGTTTAAAATTGGCAATTCAAAACTCCCATTTTTAAGCTGGTCCACTTTGCCCGGCTTCAATTGTCCCGGAGCGCTGGAATGCTGGCTTGCTGCAAAGGGTTTTTGTTATAGTCTTAAATCGTGGCGCTACCCGGGGTCGCTATTTAGGCAATTGCAAAACACGCTTTTAGAGCGCTCACCAGCTTACCGCGGACTTATACATCAAGAATTCAAAAAGCTCTTGAATACGCGCAAATTTCGCGGTCAAAACGTACCTTTTAGATTGTACGTTGATGGCGATTTTTCGAGCGTGCAAAATTTGCGTTTTTGGATGGATACGCTAAAAAAGTTTCCACAGCTTAAAGCGTACGGATACAGCAAAAGCTTGCACCTATTTAAACAACTAGATGAAACCGGGTACGCATGGCCAGCAAATTACGCGCTTAACTTGTCCAGCGGCGGAATGTATCAAAACGGCCCTGTTTTTGATTATGTACAAAAGATGGCAATAACACGCGGCGAGTTTATCGCGGTCAACACTACAAAAGACACGCTTAAAGCATGGAAAAAAAACAAGCTCACAGCAGCACAGCGCCGCGAGATTAAGCAGCAAGTAAAAAGCCGCAAAACGTTCATTTGTCCCGGTAAGTGCGGCGAGTGTACACTCATTAAAGAAAACCCGCACGCATGCGGCAATTTAGAGCGTTTTAAGGATGTTAAAATATTGATTCCAATTCATTAAATGAAAATCATACTTTTTTTAATCCAATATAAATGGGTGCTATACATCGCCTATTTTGCGGCGCTTTTTCGATACGTCCGCCGCAAATTCTACAGCAAAAAAGACCCGCTTTAATGCGGGTTTTTTTTTGGCCTAACCTATACAAGCCGCGGCGATAGATCCGCGCGCATTCACTCAATAAAACGCGTTTAAATACTCACTTCCTTGGATTCCTTGCGCCGTTTTGCGCTTGCTGGCTTTTGTTGCGCTCCGGATCGCTGGCAAGCTTGCAAAATATGGCCTTTTTTAGCGTGTTTTTGCGCTGGTTTGAATACTGGTTTAAATGCGCTTTTTTGCGGCTTTTTTAGGCGTTTTTTTGCGCTTGGATCGCTGCGAATATCTACAAAAAATCACGTAACAAAATGTGACACCGATTTTAAAATTTCAAATATTTTTGTTGAAATTTGGTGCAAAACCTTTTCCAGCCACGCATTTTAATATTTTCGCGGTAGGATTTTTATATTTCAGGCTGCCCGAATTTTTTTATCATTTCGTTGCGCCACGCCAATCTGTCGCGGTTCTTCATTTTGAAAAAACAACGCGTTAAGTGTTTGATATTGAGCTTGTGATACCAGCCAAATATATACTTGCATTTTATGCCAGTTTCATCTTCCATAGCGAATTTGCAGTGTTTATCCGCATAATGCGATAATGGGCATTTAGTGTAAAAAAACACCGCACACCCCCAGAATGTAAAAAATGTAAAAAATGTAAAAAAGATTGACGTGAAGACTTACCGTAATTGGCGTAGGTAGGTAAAATGGTTTTTTACATTTTTTACCTTTTTTACCTCTGGAGTGCATGCGCTAATCTAAAAAGTTTTCCAATTCATTAGCACATTTAGCGTAGTGACCTTTCTCAATCTTCATTATATAACCCATATTAGTAAGCTTATCTAACCACTTATAAACACTGCGAGTGCTGGTAATATTCAGTACTTCTTTCAGCGCATCTTGCATCTGCTTGTATGTAAAATTGTCACCTTGAGTGTCCAATTCTTTCAATATTCTTTCTTCCGTATTTTCTTCTGGATCGGTATACCAGTACGCTTCGTTTTTTGGTAGCGGTTTCTTGTACTGGAAGTAGAGTTCGTCATCTTCTGTTTGCAAGAAAATACCTAGCGGTATCTCATGGAATTCGTTCTCTGTGCGTATCTTAGTGATCTTAAACACCTTCAACTGGTTATGTCGTCCAGTATTCGCTACCTGTATCAAGTTATCTAAGAAGTTCACAAAGTACGACCCACCATATACCATAGAGTGTTCCAGCGGACGTTTCTCTTCCAGTTTCTTATGGTGACTCACCATCATAAACGCGCACTTATATTCTTTCCGCAGCTGATCAATCCTACTCATTAACTGTGTAAGCTCATCATTCTTTGCAATATTCGCTGCCCCAGAAGAATATAAGTTATCTATCACCACCACATCATACGGTGGATCGGCTGCCATTAAGTTCCCCTCAATCGCTTGGTACTGGTCCGTAAAGATTTTGATCTGCTCTACCGATGTAATCCGTAAATTGTTCTTATATCGCTCGAAGTGCTGCGGATACTGGCCTAACATAGCCTTAGCCGTTTTCTCGACCCTGTTGGACATATGAGCGTCCATCATTTCAAACTGAACAAACAGCACACGCCGTGGCCGTGGTACATGAAAGGTAAGAAACGGCACGCCCATGGCCACGCTCATGGCAAACTGCAACGCCAATATTGATTTGCCTACGTTACTCTGGCCAGAGATGCTAGACGTGCCATTCTCCAATAAAATCTCATCACATATCTGCACTACTTCCCGCTGCAAGGTACTCACAAAAGTCTCTGGATCATACTCCACCAGACCACCAAAGTCCTGAGAGCTAGTGCCATACACTGGCATAGTATCAATCAAGCTGTATAAGTCATTCGCCGTATATCCATCTATAAAGTAGTCAGTTATGTCATATTTATCGGCCTTGCCTACCCAGTTTAATATTTTAATACGCCGGGATTTATTCTGCTTAAACAGTTCCTTTGCAACCTTCTGCGCGCCTTCTTTCCCCACCTTATCATTATCAAAGCAGATAACGATATTTGTAAACTCTTTCAAACTAGATATATCGCGGGGTAGTGCGCCAGCACCCGAGGTAAAAGTAATAGCTGGCGCACCGTTTGCGTTGGCTGTGATGGCGTCTTTTTCGCCTTCACAGAGG